AAAGAGTAAATTGTTTCGTTATACTCAAAGCCAAATTTTTTGATACTGTCATCTTTAGATATAATGAAGGATGGTTTTATGATAGCAATTAATAACATAAACAAAATAAAAAATAGACAACTTAAAATTAACCGTTTATGGAACTTCATGTTTTATAATTAAATAATTTATTTAATTATAAAAATATATCCATAAATTTTAAATGAAATGTTGTTAGAAGTAATATTATTAATATTATTTGTGATAGTTTGTATTTATTACATCTTCTTACCAAAACATAATAATGTAGAATCATTTGGTAACGATAACAATAAGTTTTTTATTCTACAACATAGAAAGTTTGGAGAACCTATTAACGACATTCGTACTTTCCCAAAGAACGCTAAAATCGGTTATATGCATCCACAACATATAGAAGTGTTCAAGAACATATATAAAGTTCATAACAATCAAGAGTTACAAAACTTTAAATATATTAAAAAAACCAATTATGATTTTGAGAAAGTAGATTTTTTACTTTATATAAATGATTCTATAAATATTGAAAATTATTATATTATAGATTACTTTATGGAAAAAGATTTAACACATTTAAAAAAATTATATTTTGAAAATTATGAATTTGTTTTATATAATGATCTTAATCGTAGCGTTTTTGTATTCTCTCTCAATTTAATAAAACCACCATTGAAACTTACCATACATCAAAAAGTAAGCTACCAAGATGGATACAATTTTGTATTAGAAAATAACATAAATGGCAAATATAAAGAAATAAACTTAACCACAAACAAAATCGTATTATATCAAAACAAGTTGGATGACTTGGAAGTAAAAATCGGTGATGTCATTCTTCTAAAAAATCAAATGCATACATTTATGAATGGAATTTACATTGTAGATAAAATTAACAAGTATATTCATATGACAAGGGAAGTTAAAGTATTACCCAAATTTTATTCTTGTATTGACGAAAACTTAATAGAACAGATAAATTATGTCAATAAGTACTCTTGTAATCACAAATATGATTATGTGGGAGAGACAAAACCTATCAAAATGAAGTGGTCGGCAAGATGTCGAAGAAATATGGAATGTCCCTTTTTTGATGATGATAACGAATATGGTGGAGGTTGTGAGAACGGATTCTGTAAAATGCCTACGACTGTTATACAAACATCCTTTAAAGATTATAAAAAAGAAAAAAAGAATTGAAATTAAAAATTATATATTAATCAAAATGAAACTTATAACACTGTTAATAATAATTTTGTTAATCTTTTATATTTTAGTTAAAAGTAAATACATTACTAAAAAAGAAAACTTTGAACAATGTGTTTACCTTCCTAAAAATAAGAAAATAAATTCATTGAATGTAGAAGTGTCTATTGATAGAAAGAAATATGATTATGAGTTTCCATTAAGTGTGTTTAGGAGAGAAATTAAAAAAGCTAATTTAAGAAAAAAAAACTTTGTAAGAGATTTAAATAAAATAGAATTTTTGAAACTCCCAGAGTATGTATTTGAACAAATGTATAAAATAGGAAATGAAATCATTGTGTATAGAAGAGGTAAACATTGTGGATTTCATGTTATATTTGAAAATGATAAACCAATCGTAAAAGGAATAGTCAATTCTTACGATATATTAGCTAGTTATACTAAACAAAAGAAACGAAGTTTAAAAGATATTCTACAATTACATCTATCGGATCCTTACTCTGCGATGTCGTCATCCGCGGAAATTTGATTCATTTCATTATTTTCGACATCATCCAAAGTTTCTTCGTTGGTATTTCTTTCAATAGATATACCCACTGTTCTTTCTAATTCCATAAATATGTACATTTCATCGTCTTCCAAGTTATCATACCGTGACATTTTTTCTTGTTTTTGTATTTCTCTCAAAACTTCAGATTTTTGTTTTAATGCTTCTTCGTTAATATTTTGGTCCATAAAGTTTTCGACACTTTTGTTAATAAATATTTGAAAATTACTTATAAATGTATTAAAATGTAACCTTTTTTCACCATTCATTTCATTATTCAAATATGTAAAGATGTTTTCAGTTTCAAAAATTTCTTTTAATATGTTTTGAACGGATAAGAAAGTGTTGTACACAATATCAGATATATTTTGAGATCTTTTAATTAAATATTTTCTTATGATGTCAATCTTGTCTTCAAAGAATTCTCTTTTGGAAATTTCATTCAAAAACAAATTAGTTTTAATTAAATGTGAGAAATTCAAAACATTAGAATCTCTTTGTAATATGAATGTCTCTTTGAACGCTTTAATGTCAATACCTAAGAACTCCACAAACTCTTGAACCAAAGAAGATAACAAGTCATCATCCACTTCTTCAGTATCTGGTACTATTTCTGGTTCAATAATTTTAATGATTGATATTTTAGAATCGAATTTTTCAAATAATGGTTTTAGTTTATCAAGCTTTAATTTTTTGTGAACAATTTGAAGTGGGGTATTTTTATCGATTAAAGAATTGAAATCTTTATTATTTATGGAATGTATTTGGTAATCTGAACCAATGATTTCTTTAGTAATACTTTTATTCATTTTGATATCTAACTCTTTCTTATCAAATAATGGTTTTATGGTTTGTAATTCATTATTAACTAATTCTTTTGGTTTTTTTATACTTTTATCTAATTTATTAAATATTTCTTTTAACGCTGGATTCTTTTGAAATATGATTCGTATAATGGCTTGTATTTGAGATTCGCAAAAATCAATAGATTGATAATATTTATTCAAATTACTAAATTTATTAAATACAACACACGCTATATATTTAGTGAAAGTTCTTTCTTTAGCATCATCTAATGGAAATCCATGAAGAGAATACACATCTTTACAAGGCTTGAATATGTCATTAATATCGTATTTGAATTGAGCAAATAATGTTATGAAAGCAGAATATATAGAAATTTCACTATATTCTTCATAATTAGATAAATCATTTCTGGAAGTTTTCACATTCTTGGACTTTTTCAAATTAATTAAAATCTTTAATATATTCTTTTTGTTTTTTCTTATATAATCTTTTTCAGTCTTGGACAACTTAACACCCACAATTTTAACTAAATAATCTAATTTATCCATATCGGTTTCAACATCATTATCAACTAGTACCGCATGTTGTAAGTTTGGATCTGAATTGATAAACGTAGGAGAGTCAGAAATAGAGCCTTCTAATGTTTTCTGTTTTTTAACATAATTCTTTTCTAGAATAAACTCTTTTTCGTGTTTTGTTGCCATAAACGCTTCAAATGAGTTTAAAAATGTGGTATAACTTTCAAGAATAGAATTCAAATCAGATAAATATTTAGTGGTATGAGAATCTCTAGATTCAATTTCGACTTCTTGATTATGTTCTATTGAATTCTCAATACTATCTTTATACTCTTTCAACTCTTCAAAACTGTTAAAGTTATGTTTTTGTATAATTTTCTTCTTTATCCCATCTGTTTTTTTCACATTGACAGTTGTGTCCAAATTATCTAAAGTTTGTTTTTTATACTTTTCTATGTATATGTCATGAATGATTCTAAAATAGTTTTGTTGTTGTAACAAAAACATTTTATGCATATCAGAAATATTGGATTCATTAAATTGTAAAAAATCCAAGTTTGATTTTCTTTTCAAGTTTTCATTTTTAATTTCTTCTTCTAAAACGGGTAAAGTTGCTTCAACTTCGATAAACGGAATGATGTCTTGTAAATCGTTATTGTGAAGATTCAGAATGTTTGTATTAAATTTCTTAAGAGTGTTATTAATTGAATCAAATGATGTTAATGAAACATGAAATACGGTTAGATATTCTTTCAAAGTTAACGATACAAACTTTTTCATATTTTCAAAAGGGTAATCATCTATTTTGAAGAATATGTTTTCATAAATATGGTGCTTGTTATATTTATATCCGTCGTTAAAGTTTGTATAAATGTAAAATTTATTTTCGAGTATATTTTGCAAGTTGTAATATAAAATGTCGTTAATGGTTTTAAGTTTTAAAAGAGAACCCTCTTCAAGTATTTCTAATATTTCTCCTTCTAAAACGGTTGAATCAAAGTAATGAATTTCGCATTTTAAAGGAAGAAAAGATTCTAAATTATTTAAAATAGAAATGTAATTTGCAACATCAAATACTTGAAAATTAGGAGAGTTTGGATTACCATTCAAATAAAACCCAATGAATGATAGTTTATCTTCTTCAATGGGTCTAAACGATTCGAGACTATTATCTAAAGTATCTACTTCAGCATCATCATTAATCATAATTGCAGAATTGACATCATGGTCTAAATCACATTGTGAATCTACAACAGCTGAAGCACCATTTAATAAATTATATTGGATTAAACTATCAAAAAATTGTTTCTTGTCCTCATATACATTCAAGTTGTGATTTTGTGCTACTTTTGCTAACTCGTCATAAGTAAAGATGTCGTGATCATATATATGTTTTGTTTCTTTGTGATTTATAACTACTTGTAACAATTTATCTTTTGATTTGAAAGTGGTTTTGTTAACATCTATATTATTATTGGTTACTATATCTTGAAGTTCTTTTAAAGTGTAATTGTCAGATATTTTCTCAATGGTTAGTTTTTCTAAAAAGTTGTAATTTGTTAAAAGTACACACAAACTTTTCTTTGAATTTGATTTTACTTCAATTTTGTGAAAACTTAACACATTTTCTAGAGAAGCTTTACTGAAGTTTTCCATACAAATATCATAATTGATTTCCTTTTCAGAATTGTCTAATTTATTCAAAACACTTGTAAAAGAGTTTCTTAATACATCTTCATTTTTAATCGCATTAATCAGACCTGGATCTGTTTCGTAATAGGATGAATTTATATATTGTTTATTACGAAAATCATCTTTAAAAGATTTAAAACCATCAATGTATTCGTCATAATCTTCAAATCGTTTATTTGCATCAGAAACCTTGATTTCTTGAAGGTCATACATTATATCTTTTGGTGGTTTACTATCAATAAGTTCGCTGAAACTTAATCCCGAACCTTTTTCATCTTTCATTAAAGTAAGCAAATTTTGTATATAAATAATTTGTTCATCCTTAGAAAACTTTTGGGCAAAGTTTTTATTGTTATAAGAGATGACAAGATTCTCATCAAAATCTTCAAACTCAATTTCGTCTTCATTTACGATATAAATTGAATTTTTAGAAGTTTTTTCTTTATCCGTTTCGTTGTACACAGATTCGTTTATTGAATTGTTTTCTTGAAACGATGTGATAAGTTTAATAACATCATCTTCTAACGTAAAAATGTATTTGTCGTCTTTAGAGTAAATAGGAAAAAAAGTATTGTTCTTCTCTTTATGAATAATAATAATTTTATCATTTTTCTTAAACTCGTTAGTTAAATAAAATAATTTATTTTTTGAAGTTATAATTCTGTGAGATTTAAGAATGTTTTCAATGACAAAAATAAAATCGTCTTCCAAAGAAACCGTTTCATCTAATAGTGCTTCATGTAATTTTAATTTATCAAATTTAGTTAATAATGTTTTTTGTTGAGATGTTTTATTAGATTCAACAATTGTTTTAAGTTGTTCTCCCAATGTTTTTCTTAACGTAGTAGTTAATTGAATTTGTTTTTCGGGTGATTTGTCTTTGAAAGAGGAGTCGGTAAGATATAAAAAACAAAATTCAATTGTTTGTGAAGATGTTTTTTTATGAATAAGAAAATCTGAAATATTTAAATTGTTTTTTAACACACTCATATTTTAGTATTTGTAAGATAATGTATTAGTGGGGGAATTTAATTTGATATTTTTTCTAATTGGGAATCGAATTCGTTAAGAATATTGAATACATGATCACAAGCATCGTTTATAAAGTTTCTAACATCATTAAGAAGCAGAAGTTTATCACCTTTAATTTTAAGTAATAGTATTTGTTCTAACGGATGGGGTACATTATATCCAATATAGGTTAACCCATATGTATTATCGATATTTTCTCTAATAAAGTGATTAAAAACTAGGGATTGCATTAGATTCCCTAAAGTGTGAGTTTCGTTTCTAATAATAATGGTGAATAACATATCTGTATTAATTATTTCGTAATCTGAATTTTGGAATGAAACAACCTTTTCTTTGAGATTAGCAACTGCTTTTTGAATAATATATTTACAAGGGATAGAACATTCAGATGTAAGTTTAATCTCAAAATAATTGGGTTCTCTGTATTGATTCCTGAAATAGTGTCTTTCTCTTTCTATCGAATTGAACTGATGAGTTAGGTTTTCAATGGGTGCTTTTTCTTTATTCGCTTCAATATATTTAGCTAATTCTTTAGTGGCTAATTTTTCATCTACAATAAATTCAATTGAAAAGTTACTAATCATTCCGTAAGAGGTTGATTTCTTTGGAATACCTACTGAAGCGTACGCTTCTAAATGAAATTTAGAACCATTTTTAGGGTTAATCTTTGTAATTAAAATAGAATCTTTTGTTATTTTGTCGACTGGAAAGTACCTTTTCATCAACTCTTTTTGAAGATTATTTTCCTTGTCATATATTTTGAAATCACTAGTGTATACATTTAATAACTGACCTGTATTGTTTTCTTTTTCGATTACAAATTTATATTTATCTTTGTCCCAATTTTCAAGTTCATTAATATTGACACAAACAGGAATCATTGAAATACGATGTTGAATGAACTCGTTATGTAAAGGAGTATCGTTTTGTATAATAATAGTATCTGTATCTTCTGTAAAGTCATTGGGATCAAAGAAGAACCCTACATTCTTCAATTCTGATATAACAACTCTTCTTAATGAATTAATAACAGACAAATCAATATCTTTTACTTTGAAGTCCATCTCTTTGTGAGAAACATTTCCTATTTGTAAGACTGTATTATTATTCATTGTATTATTCATAATATTTATAATATTAATTATTATTTAAAATCAATTTTTTTTTTTCATTAAAGAAATGAATAACATATTTTTTTTTAGTCAACGTTGTGAGTTTTGTAGAGAAGCATATTCGATAATAAAACAAATTGGAGTAGATAAATTTAACCTGATAGATGTTGATGTATCAGAGAATAATCCACCACAATCCATAAATAGAGTACCGTGTGTAATAAATAATGAGAATAAGTTATTTTTTGATGAAGAATTATTTACTTATTTGAATGAGATGTTGAATATAGAACCATTTATGGTGAATGAAATGGGTAGTACTCTGTCTGATAAATATTCTTATGTTAACGAGAGTGGAGTCAATCTGGATCACAGCTTTCAGTTCTTGGATAAAGATTCTAAGATTAATACACCATCTGAAGCTGACACTAATAAGATAATAAGTTACGATGATTACATATCACAACGAGACAAAGATTTAAAAATGATACATAAATAAAATAAAGTTTGTAAGTTGAATTTTCAGCTATTAAGTTAAAAGATTTAGATAATGATTTAAAAATTATACATACTTTAATGATTAATAATACATTTTTATAAAAACTATGAAGAAGGAAGATTGTATTAAACTTTTCAATACTAAACTGAAGGAGTTTCTTAATGATTTGATATCTGTGTATCCAAGTGACGATGACTTGTATAAATTTAAGACAAGTTTGAATATGCTTAACATTGTGAATGAAAAGCAAGGATTAAAATACTTTAAGGAAATGGTGTATGATAAATATTCTCAAAGAATTCTTGATAGAGATGAAGACTTCTTCTTGACTCATACATATTCGGAAGAAATTTCACAAACAGAAAATATGGAAATGGAAGTCACTTCACAATTGATTGATAAAGTCAAAACATATTGGGCTACAATGAACGACGAAAACAAAGTGGTGGTGTGGAATTATTTTACTTTACTTATCAAGTTGTGTGAAAAGTATGTTGAACAATCGTGAAAAGTATGTTGAACAATCGTGAAAAGTATGTTGAACAATCGTGAAAAGTATGTTGAACAGTCGTGAAAAGTATGTTGAACAATCGTGAAAGGCGTTAAAAGATAAAAAAAGAAAAGTTTTATATATATATTAGTTTTTTGTTTTTTTTTAAAGAAATATATTTTATTTAAAGATTTACAAATATATTTCTTTTAAAATGACCGTTAATAACAACATTTGTTACATATTCAATCGTATATTTCTCAACTTCATGAAAGAGATTAAAGGTCAAAATGATGAAATCAAAAGTATTCTTAAACAAACATATCAGATTTTTGATAAGAAGTCTGATGAATACATAAATTATTTTACATCAAACATCGATATTAAAATGACTTCAGGATTCTTTGATGAAGAACAAGATATTTTAGATAATTTAGAAGTATTGAATGTGCCTATATTTGTGGGTATTACAGTTCATGATATTTTGAAGAAGGTAGTTGTTGATAATGTAGAAAGTAGAAAAAGTCTAAAATATTATATTTACATTCTGTTGGTTATTGGATATATTTATCAAATCGAAATGGATGGTGACAAGAAGAGTATTCTTTTGGATAGAACTTTATTTTTGATTAATGGAATAGATAAGAAAACCATTAAAGAAGATGAACTAGAGAAGTATTTGGAAGATATTCTTGACGACGACATTCAAAAGATGTTGATGAAGATGTTTAACGATAGATTGAATGTAACTAAGCCGATTATGGGCGGTGGGTTAGAGATGGACGACAAACTTGAATTTTTAAACAATACTAAGATTGGTGAATTAGCTAAAGAGATTTCTTCATGTATAAATTTTGATGGTCTTAATATGGATAATCCGGATAATTTGAGTGATATGTTTAGTCGAGGTGGATCAAATATGTTAGGGGATATTATTCAAACAGTGGGTACAAAGATAACACAAAAAATACAAAATGGGGAAATAAATCAAGAGGAACTAATGTCAGAAGCTATGAGTATGATGGGCTCATTGAACACAGCGGGTCACGGTGACATGATGTCTCAAATGATGAGTATGATGACTGGTGCGAATGATAAGAATGGAGGTGGAGGCGGAATGGCTGATATGTTTAAAATGATGAGTGGAGATAGTGGAGGAGGTAAATCAAATAAAACAAAAGAAAGACTTCAAAGGAAACTGGATAGTAAAAAGAAATAAAGAAATAAAGATATATAAAACAGATTTATTTATTAATTAAATAAAAAGATGTAATTTAAAATAAATGACAATTTGGTATAGAAATATAGTAGATTTTTTTGATATACATAATTTATTACACTTTTATCCAACAAGTGAAATGAATTTTAGTGAAAAATTAAACTCTGTATTAAGGTTGTCAGGGTATTTGAGTATAATCATCTATTCTTTAAAAAATGATTATAGAAGTAGTTTTATATTTATAATGACTGCATTTGTGACTTTTATTATGTTTGTACTTGACGAAAACAAAGAGAAATATGTAAACGAGAATAGAAAACACGATATGTATGATGACTCGTATGAATCTGATGAAATAGAGTATGATAAAAAAAAATGTACCAAACCAACAAGGGAGAATCCTTTTATGAATGTAATGATGAATGAGTATGAAGAGAATCCAAAGAGACATAAAGCATGTGAACCGACCATAATTGTAAATAAATATATTGATGAATATTTTGATGAGGATTTGTATAGGACAACTGATGATATTTATAATAAGAACGCATCAGAAAGACAATATTATACAATGCCTTCAACCGAAATACCAAATGATCAAGATAAGTTTGCTAATTGGTTATACGGGATAAATGAGAAAACATGTAAAGAAGGAAATGGATTAAAATGTAAATATTTTTCTTAAAACTATATTAAATATGAAGTATTTTAATAAAGATCACGTATTAGGTTCAGATGAATGTGCTATCGATTCTTATAATCAACAAAATGCCAGATTAGAAAGTTATATGTTGTTTAATATGTATAGAGCAAATACTTTAGACTGTGGTGAAGAAGTTCAAAAACTTAAAGATTTTGCTACTGAAAACCACATGACTTTTCGTGACGGATATGGTACAACCAATGCTTGTCAAATTGACAATGACTCCGAAGTAAGAATTCAACCAAGCGAACATATTCGTGGTAAAGGTAAAAATCAAATGTTTACAAGAACATTTCAGGCAATACCAAATTTAGGTCGTGGAGAAATTAATGTTGAGAATGAAAGTATTATTCAACAAGGAGAGATAACGTTCGATGATTTTGATTGTCAAGGTAAAGCATTAGATGTGTTTACTCCTATGTTAAAATGTTTGTCCGATAACATTCAAGACCCAAATAATATTGTTGAATCATGGACTCGTGGAGGGGAAACTACTAGGGATACTTTGAAACAAAAAGATTTCTTAGAAAAGAACGGTTATCAGTTTGATGGTATTTCATGGAACAAATAAAATAATTATTATTAAAATAAAATATATATTTCATTTAATAAAATGAGTGCTAACAGATTAAGTTATGACGACTGTTCATACAAACAATCTTTATTACAAAGTGTTGCGCCGGTTAATTATACATTAGATCCTATGATGTATGAACATAAAGATAAATGTAGAATGGAATTAGGTACCGTAGGAGGTACAAACGTATCTCATATAAGAGGTAATCTAGTTGATTTAGAAAATGACTTAAGAGGTCAACGCCACCCCAGTACGAGATGTTCTCAGTACAAATATCAACCTACAATGAACGAAACACTCAGTTCGAAAGAATATATAAAACCTGTTCAACATCCCGATATCGATGTTTCATTAAAACATCTAAACAGTTGCCAAATGTTTAACTATAGTTCAGTTCCACAAGAGCCCAAAATGACATTAGATAGATGTTGATTAAAAAAATATTATAATAATTTAAAATGAGTTTCTCTAAATTGTCGTATGATACTTGTGCATATGACAAATACCTTGAAGAATCATTAGGTGTCGGTAATTATATGTTAAATGCACCTTTTACTAATTGTGATAAAGATTGTTTTTTTCAATCACCTTATGTTCGTCAATCAATGGGTGGTGTTGCTCTTTGTGATAATAAAGAACTTATTGAAGTTGATTCGGAACTATTAGGGTTAAATATGAAACAATCCAAATGCCCTAAGGAAAGAGTATTTGATGCTAATTATTGTAAAACAAACAAATTGAAAGACTGTGGTTCTGATTTTATGAATCCCGAAGATACGCTTCTGTCCAATCCACCGTGTACGTTAAGAGGTACTGGATGGAATAGGTGGGAACAGCTTTGTGAAAATCCACAAGACAAAGCTATTATGCCTTTTGAAAGAGAAATTTCTAATCGAACCATTGTTAAAGACAATCATCGACCATGTATTCCTATATTAAAAAATAACGATGATGTGATGCCATCTCATTATAAAGACGGTACTTGTATTACTGATGTGGAAGTAGAAAATATGTACAACGAAAAAGAAAGTACACCCTTTATACATTGGCGATCCTGTGATGAGATTCGTAGATTGTAGAAATATATCTATTTATTTCTTTAAGAGTGATATTGCATCTATAATTGTTCATGAACTCTATAATACTATTAATATTTAACCATCTGATATCTCCAATTTCCTGGGTGTCCCTTGGTTTCCTAATTTTAACATCTTTCATGAGTTGAATAATATAAAATATTTTATCTTTCATGACAAATGTCCCTATTTTTTTATGTTTGTGGGTAGAAATCATAATTCCTGTTTCTTCCAACAACTCTCTTTTAGCGCATTCAAAGTACGCTTTTCTATTCAGTTCATGTGGATCCATGTGTCCTTTAGGAAGACCCCATTTCAAAGATTCATTTTGAAAAATAATCAACACTTTATCAAATCGAGAGTTAATCAACACAACTCCACATTCATTAATGTATCTATTCATTTTTTGATAGAGTTAAATTAATTGGGGGGTTATATTATCTTATGAGTATTATGTTTATATAAAGATGTCAATTTTTTAATACTTTTTTTTAAATAATAGAATATAATAAATAATTAAATAATGAGTTTTTACAGTAGTTTAGCAGATACTCCATTAGAAGAGTTTACTCATAATAATATGGTTCCCTTTTTTGGAGGTGGAATAACTCAAAACTTAAGTGAGAATATGAATCAAACATTATTAGAAAAATTTACAGGTGTGGACGATAAAATAAAAATAAAAAAGACAGAACAACACACATTTAATGATATTCAAAAGAACGTATATACCCATGAAAATAGTCATGGTTATTTAACAGAATTTGATAGAATGGAAAGACCCATTTTTCATAATAATATAGTGCCTGTAGCGCCTATTCGAGTGGGTCCAGGCAGTAAATTCTCTGACCCCGTAAAGCCATCTGGTGGGTTTCAACAAGACGACTATCGTGATGTTGAATATTACAAAGATATAGATGACTTGCGTGTTAAAACAAATCCTAAAGAAACTTTTGAAGGCCGAGTTGTGGATGGTTTGAAAGAAAGTAAAAGAGGTAAAACTGGAAAATTAGATAAAAATAGAGTGGACACATATTATGAAAAAACAGAGAAAGATTTATTTAGAACAACTGGTGCTTATCTTAAAGAAAAGATTAGATGTCTCGAAGAAGTTAAAGACACGAATCGTAAAGACGCTGTAGAGTACCAAGGTAACGCTTCAAGAAATATTGGAAATGTTAAATATGGTGAAGTACAAGAATCTTTGAAAAACAATCTTTCAAATTACGGAGACCGTAACGCTTTAGCAACCAATGTAGGTAAAGGTTCAGATTACGATTATGGTAGAACAAATATTTTGGTATACAACAACGAAAGGGACATAACTTCTACAAAAACGTATGAAGGAAATTTAACTTCTTACATAAAATCTATGATTGCACCTATAACGGATGTTTTCAAAAGAACCAATAAAGAATACTTAGTTCAAAATGCTAGAGAGTTTGGACAAATCCAATCCACGTTACCGAGTAAACCAACCCTATACAATCCAAATGACAAAGCCAGAACGACTATAAAAGAAACATTAATCGATGATGCTAGATTAGGAAATTTAAAAGGGAACGAAAAAATGACAATTCATGATCCCAACGATGTCGCAAGGACTACTATAAAAGAAACCTTAATTGAAGATAGTAGAACAGGAAATTTAAAAGGTTATGAGCAAATAACAACTTACGACCCTAATAATGTAGCAAGAACCACGATTAAAGAAACATTAATTCACGATACAAAATTAGGAAATATGACTAATATCAAAAAATCTATAGTGTATAATCCCAAAGAGATTGCTAAAGTAACGATAAGAGACACCCTCGATAATGTAGATAGTACAATCAATATGAAGGGTCCCAATATGCAAAAAGTGTACGATCCAAATGATATTGCGAGAACCACTGTTAAAGAAACCACAATAGACAATGATGTTTTGGGTATTGTTTCGGGTAACAACAAAGGTAACGGACATTTAACAAATACCCATATTGCTAAAGATATAAGTAGACAGATACTTGCAGATAATGAATATGTAGGAAATGCAGATCAACAAAATAGTGACGGATACAAGACCGCAAATATGAAAGCTAAAACAACAAATAAACAAATTACTTCAGACAACGAACACTATGGTACTGCAGGTAATGAAAATGAAGCAATGATGTCTTATGAAAATATATATAACGCTGTTATTAACCAAACCAAAGAGAACACGTTAATCAATCAAGCACCTTCTCAAAATAATATTAAAATGAGTGCGGGTTCTGACTTTGTAAATTTAACGAATGTCAAAATGGTATGTAATGCACCAGAATCACACAATATATCAAGAATATATCAAGAACCACCATCAACCCAATTTATGAATATAACACAAGAGAAGAATGTTACTACCGAACAAAATTGTAATAGACTTGATGCTGACTTATTGAAAGCGTTCCATAGCAACCCATATACTCATTCTCTAAATAATGCGGTTTGAATTATTGCTATATAAAAGGAGTTATAATAAAATGAGCGAAGAACATTATTGTCAAGACTTTATAACTAAATGTACTCCTTTATTCGTTCAAGGATTCGAAGCTATTTATAAAAATACTGTAAAAAAATGTTCGAAAAGAAAATACATTTTGAAAGAGTACCAAGAAGCACTTGAATCCATTCCATTATGGAACTCAAAAATTATAGAAAACGAATATAATAGGTTTAAAAGTTCAAGTAACTGTTGTTGGTTAGACGATTTAATTAAAGCTTCCCTAATGGGTTTGACTGAATCGATTCTTAAAGGGAAAAGAAATAACATAGAAGTTACCATTCCTAAAGGCGTCGAATTTATTCATAAATGCTACATCAATATTGCTAGGGCTATATGGAAAAAACCTCAATTATTTTTCCAAGAATATGGGGTTCTCGAAAAAAAACAAAACCAAGAAGAAACCATTGCTTTGATTAAAAACCAAATTATGATTTCTTTTAAAGAAGAACTTCCAATGAAATTTATTGTTGACGACTATTTGAAAAATGGAAAAACTGAAGGGGGTAATGATGGTAATATGTTAAGAAGTAGTAGCAGTAGTAGGTGTGTAAATGATACAAATGATGACGATGATGTTGATGATGATGATGAAGATGGTGTTGAAGATGAAGATGATGATGATGATGATGATGATGTCGAAGAAAGTGTAAGTTATAAAAGTGAAGATGAAGACGAAGAAAGTTCAAGTTGTAACGAATTAGAAGAACATGAAACCGTTGAAGTTATTAAAGATTGTGTACAAGTTGAAGATGTTAAACCTGTTAAAGGTTTTGTAAAAGTTGAAGATTCTGTAAATATTAAAGGTGGAGAAGTTAATGTTAAAGAGATTAAAGCTACAGATTCTAAAGTTGTAAATGTAGAAGAGATTAAAGAAAAGGTAAAAGTTGTTAAAGATTCTACAAATACTAAAGATTCTATAATTACTAAAGTGGTTCAAGAGAATGTTGTAAATTCTGTAAATGTTAAAGAAGTAAAAGAGAATGTTAAAGAAGATGTTATAAATTCTGTAAATGTTAAAGAAGTAAAAGAGAATGTTAAAGATTCTGTAAATATTGAAGAGATTAAAGAAAAGGTAAAAGATGTTAAAGATGTTAAAGATGTTAAAGATGTTAAAGAAGTAAAAGAGAATGTTGAAGAGATTAAAGAAAAGGTAAAAGATGTTAAAGATTCTTCAAAAAAAGTTCATATTTTAAACAATGAAGAATTAGAAGCCAAAAAAGAAGAAGAAGAGTTTTTAAAGAAATATGAAATACAAGATTTACTTAATTCAAATGATCTCGAAGAAACCATAAGAAGAAAAATATATTCGGATAGAAAACTTAAGAGAAAAATGATAACAGAAAAAATCAAAAATATTCTTGGGTCAAATGTATCATACGAAGAGTTCAAAGATGTAAAAAAAAGAAATAATCTCAAAAAGCATTTATTAATGATGAAAAGATGAAAGGGTGTTTATTTTATTTAAAAAACATTCTTTAATTAAAATTAAAAATATAATACATATGGAATATGCATCTGAGATTATAAGTTTAACAATATCAATAGGTATTATATCCTATGTAATGCTTTCGAATGAGAAGGCTTCTCCTGAAAATAAAAAGAGTAATTTTCAAATATGTTCTATTTTTGGAGTATGTTTTATAGTGATTTACATGTTAGTAAAACTTATTTATGATAATAATGACACAAGACAAATTCATAATAACATTAAAATGGGTGAACCACCATTCTAATAACCGTTTTGATAAGTGCTATTATTATATTTATTATATTAACCATTTAAAATGAAATTGGAATTGAAGAAATTTGACATTACAACTATATCTGATGATAAAGTTGTAGTTATGATAGGTAAAAGAAACACAGGAAAATCATTTTTAATTCAAGATTTGTTATTTTATAACAATTCTTTTCAAGTAGGTACAGTTATTTCTGGAACAGAAGCAGCGAATGGATTTTATGGGAAGATGATTCCAAAAATGTTTATTCATAACGAATACAAAAAATCAATAATTGATAATGTTGTAAAACGACAAAATCATGTTATAAACAACAAAAATGAAGAAGATGTTAAATATGGTATTTCCAAAATTGATCCTAGGGCGTTCTTAATTCTAGACGATTGTTTGTACGATTCAAGTTGGACAAAGGAAACTAATATTAGGGCTCTATTTATGAATGGTAGGCATCTTAAAATGTTCTTTATTATTTCAATGCAGTATCCATTAGGGATACCACCAAATTTAAGAACAAATATTGATTATATATTTATTTTGAGAGAAAATATAGTAGCAAATCGTAAAAGAATATATGATAATTACGCTGGGATGTTTCAAAACTTTGAAATATTTTGTCAAGTTATGGATCAGTGTACGGAAAATTTTGAATGTCTTGTTATAGATAACACAACCAAAAGTAACCGATTGGAAGATAATGTCTTTTGGTACAAAGCAACAGAACATCCATCTTTTAAAATATGTAATCAACAATTTTGGGAAATGTCCAAGAATATGAAGAGTGATGATAACGAAATTAATTATCATCCTTCGCATTTCAAAAAAAAAAATAGTGTGACTTTGAAAGTAAAACAAGCAGGTAAGAATACTTGAAATTAAAAAATATTTATTCCACTCTTCCAGCACCTCTTGAGTCATGTTTTTCAGTAAATATGTTTTCGTAAGCGGGTGTTGTTTGTTTATGATACAACATGTCATCATACATAGATCTAGGAATGAACTTATATTCTATGATTTTTTCTTTTTTTAATTTACTTATTTCTTCTCTGTATATACCATCAACTATCATAATGATGCCAATAAATAAAAGTATAAATAGAATGCTAAACATTTTATTCTTATTTTATACATCTTTAATATTTTTTTCTTTCATCTTTGAGATCCAAGGATCTTCTCCTTCAAGTACTTCAAGTCCTTCAAGTACTTCAAGTCCTTCAAGTTCTTGATCTTCATTCACTTTCTTTTTCATTTCCTCAGATTCTTTAATACTATGTTTCAACTCTTCTTTTCTGTTCTCGAAGAAAATTGTTTTATCGTCAATGTTTTCTTTATATTTCTTCATCATCGTGTTTAACTCTGTTTCAGCAAATTCTTGACATTCGATTGAGTCTGGATTCGGTGACCAAGGACACCAACAACCAACTTGAGCGATGTAAATTGAAAATTTGTTACTTTCTTTCTTTCGTAAATTTTCGCTTTTATGCTGTGCCTCTTGAATGGTATCAAATACACCTCTAACTTTCAAACCACGAATAGATGTTTGAAATTCATTCTTCTCGTAATATTCTTTTTCAAGATTATCAGATTGATCTTGACAATAATATTTGAAAGATTCAGAAACCTTTGTTTCATCAAAGAGAAAATCAAAGTTATCAGTCATAATTCTAATTTCATCTTTCTTTTCAGGGAATAACGTTTTCAATGTTTCGATGAATTCCTTATTTTTTTGAACGTAAGCTTTGGTATATTTTTCAAAAAAGAACGCCTCTTTTTGTTTAATTACATCTTCGGGACTTATAAATGATACACAAACGAAATTTTGTCCTCGAATAGGATCGTCTTGTTCTAAATAATCGACTTCTTTAGTAGAAATCATTATATATGTGTAATATTTGTATAAATGTTTAAGTAAAAATTTAAAAAATAAAATATTTTTTTTTCCTTAAATTTGTAAGATTTATTAAATTTTAATATTATTTATAAATAAATAATGACTTACTCATTTGATTTCATGGAAGTATTTGTCCGTATTCTCAAATATCTTATGGAAGGTTTAGTTGTAGCTACTGCTGCTTTCATGTTTCCCAATAAAAAATTAACAATGGATGATGTTGTTCTCATTGGTTTTGTGGCAGCGGCAACATTCAGTTTGTTAGATTTGTACAGTCCTAGTTTAGGTGTGAGTGCTAGATCAGGTGCTGGTTTAGGAATAGGTGCTAATCTTGTTGGATTTCCCACCATGAACAACATGCCTAACATAAGCCGACCTATGACTGGACCTTAAATACTTCTATAAAACTTCCAACCCAAATCAATACAAATTTTCTTCCATATTTCTTCTTGTTGATGTAATTTTTCTCTACTTTTAAGCAAAGGAAAATATTTCAAATATTCGTCTCTCTTTAAAATTTGAATAAATTTATGAATAACATACGAGTAGGATAAAAAGTTTTTTCGAACTAAAGGAGAATGCTTCAAAAATGGTACTTGAATTTCTTTAAACATATTTCTTAATTTTTCTTCTAATTCTTGAGTTAAGTTAGGATTGGGTATTCCTGTAATACGATTAAGTATATAAGGTATGTGTTCATAATATTTATTTATTTTAAGCTTCTTCAATATTTCTTTAACTTTTTGTCTATTGACTTCTTTAATGTTTGTTATTCTTTGTTTTTTCAACTCTAGCATTATTTTATCAAATATTTCTTCAGGAATATCAGTAGTTTCTTTACCTTGTATTTGATTCAACCATTCTTGATAATGATTAATTCGTTTGTAAGAGAAATAACTAATCTCTTTAGGTGGATCTTTATAAGACGGTTTTTCGTTATCTGTTAACAAGTGTTGTACTGAATTACACTTATTACAAATAGAGATGCTATCATTGTTGATTACTGTTTTATCAGTGGAACCACAATGATCACATTGTAACGCTATATTGTTATCGATGTTATCGTTAATATAATTCTTATCGGTAATTGATAGATATTCATCTAATAGGGAAGCTCTGTTATTATCATTAGGTATTATGTCATCTTTTTCGTTATTAGCTACAATAACATCTACGTGTTCATGAAAATATTCTAGAATTGATTTTTTTTTAGAATTATTGGAATTGGTTAAATGATTTGTAATGTTCATATTATTGTCTGAATTGTTTTCTACTAGGTCGTAATAATTGTATAAGATGTCAATTGTATTTGAATAATAATCTAATTCCGCTTTATTGGATACAATGTTTTGAATACATTTTTCTATTTCTTTGATTGCATCATTAAGTGAAACTATATTTATAAAGTCTTCGTCCGATTTGTCATTATTAGGTTTTGATTGAATAGATTCTATATCTTTCTTTAGGATATCTAAATTTTTGTATTTTTCATTCAAGTTCTCTCT